GAAAAGAAGCAGAAAAAGTAGCTGATTCTTCTGTTGGAGCTGATAGAGAAGCCGATGTCATATATACACTACCTGTATATTTTGTATCTCCTGTATCTGTATCAGTTGTACCAAAAGTTATAGTCATAGATGCTCTTGTTAATATATAAGAGTTAATCAAGTCATCAGCGTTGCTTACTGCTGAGCCTCCATCATCTACCCATGCGTACATTCCTTCTAAATCAACTGTCCAATCTGTTAATCCTTCTTTTACTTCTTTTCTACCTAAGCTATCCTTGTTGGTAGTTTCTCTTGGAGATTGATTTACGTTTATAGTACCACTTGTTGCATAAGCTACAAGAGTACCTGCCGCATAAACTTTTATCTCCGTTCCGTTTAATATTCCTGCTGGTGCTGCCATTGTTTTTTATTTTTTATTTGTTAATAATTTAATTTTAATATTCTGTTAATGTTAATTCTCCATTACCCTCAAAAGATGCTGAGAAGGTAGCAGAATCTTCTGTACTTCCGCTCATGCTTAATGATGTTAAAAATCCCTTACCCGAGTATTTAACATCTCCGCTTTCATTATCTTTTGTACCAAATACAATAGTAAATTCTCTCCTGCTACCTAAATAAGTATCAAAAAGCCAATCTGCATTATAAATAGAGCCTCCCGCATCAGTTTCCCAAGCATACATACCATCTAAATCTACACTCCAAGACCTATCTCCCTCTACAATATTTTTCCATGCTTGAGAAAGTAATCCTGTTGATTCTCTTGTATCCATAGATATATTCAATGTACCCGATGTAGCATAAGCTACTAAAGCATTATCAATATATATCTTTATCTCTGTACCATTTAATATGCCATGCGGTCCTGCCATCTTATCCTAAATATAATGCTGCAATAGTTACACTTGTTACTCCTGTATAAGTGATTGCAATTTGTTCACTTGTATTATTATACGCTTCTATCTCAAATGGTCCAATAAAAGCCTCTGCACTTCCTGCAATAGCTTTAGATGCATTAGCTTTTGTTAATGTACCATACAAAGGAGAATCTACACTTGTAGTTTGTGCTGTTATTGTTACTGTAATCTCACTCCCTCCTCCATTTTTAACATGAAGAAATACATTCCCTCCATTTGCTACTACATCCCCATCTGCTGTTGCTGATGCATAGGTTACTGTTGTACCTGCCTCACTAATCTCTTGAGCTGTTAATGTCGCCATCTTCTTTTACTTTTTTAGGTTTTTTACTTTTTTTCTTTCCATACCCATTTTCATCTAACCATTGAGCTAATTCTTGAGTTATATCTAAAGTTTGTCCTTCTTTAAATATTCTTCCGTTTCTATCCCAATCCTTTTGTAATTTATATTCCATAATCTTTAATTTAATATCCAGCCATTCTCTGGATTGTTAATAATCTCTCTCATCTGATTTTTTGTATATTGCGTTTTACCTTCTAAAAAAGATGGAGTATCTCCCTCAAATTTTACAATAGTTTCTGAGGTATCCATACTATATCTTAATGTATGCTGAGAAGATTCTACTACCTCAGAGAATCTTACTGTATCTACATCATCGCTATTTATAATTACATATATCATGATGGTACGTTTCCTTGTATATCGCCACTTGCCATATTGGTCATTGTGCCATTATTGCTATTAGTAGAATCATCAGGGATAGTAGGATATGTAGCTCCATCCCCATTACGCCACCATCCTATCAATCCTGCATTAGAGGATATATCAGTAGGGCTTCCACTATTATATAAATTTGTTACTTCTGTACTACTTAATTCTTTATTCCATAAACTTACCTCATCTATTTTTCCATCAAAATAAAAAGCACTCCTCTCTGATCTTCCCATATTTAAAGCTGCTGAGGTGTTTTCCATAGCAGTATATGTACCACTACTTGTTGCTGTTTGTGTAGCTACTGAGCCATCTACATAAATCTTTAATCCAGAAGATGAGCTGTTACCACTATAAGTACAAACTAAATGTTTCCAACTTCCTTGCCAACTTGTAACAGTAGAATCTATCTGTGTTTGTATCCAAGCTGATGAGCTATTATCATATAACCTAAAACGTAAATAATCCCCGCTACTTACTAAGATATGATATTCAGAATTAGAGGAAGCATCTTTAGCAATCAATCCTGTGCTTGTTATATCTACTGCATCAAGCCATAAAGAGAAGCTAAATGCATCATCACTACTCCCATCTCCAAAAGTAAATGTAGTAGTATCTCCCATTGTAACATAATCATCAACTCCATCAAATTCTAATGAGTAGGAGTTTCTCCATTTCGCATTAATAACTCTAATATCAAAATCTATTGCTTTTCTGTATATTCCATTATCTCCTGCATCATCATCAAAAATATCACTATATCCTCTATATTCTGATGATTGTATTGTGATAGTATTATATGTAGATTCAGATATTCTATCTAATGCTGTGCGTATTAATTGTGCTAAATCACAGGCTTGAGTATATGTTTCACAGTAACAGGATACCATTAAAGAGTTTATATCTAAACTGCTTGCTCCATCCTTAGTATCTGTTGGTGTATCTCCTTCTACATCATAAATAATAAAAGGAAAAGTAGTAGTCTGAGGAGCTACATTAGGGAATATCCTTGTAGATACTATATCGGTAATATCGCTATCATTACTTAAAATATTATATATTGCTAATCCTACTTTCATTAGTATCCGAATTTACCATATTTATTTAACCTTGCTTCATGTGTTTTAATAGCTTTAGCCATTATATCTATGGCATCTTTCATAGAATTATTTAATACTATTCCTTTGCCTTCATTCCAAGCAGGGCGCATATAAGGTTGATCTCCTACCTTTGCTGGTCCTTTACCCCAAAACTTAACATCTCCCCCATACTCTATAAAAGCTCCATAGAATCCTGTTTTATCTTTGCTACGATATGCTCCCTTTACTCTTGGTCCTATATATCCTCCTAAAAACTTTCTACTCTTTTTAGTAGTAAAAAAACCTAAACTCTTTTTTAATTGCCCTGTATCTTGCTTAACATTATTTTTTGCTATCTTAAGCATAGGCTTGGTATTCTTTCTCCAGAATCTTTGCCATACTGCTTTTTCGCTTACCTGCTTTGGTAGGCTTTCAAACATTTGCTGTATCTCCTTAATTCCTTTTACTTCAATATCTTTTTTTCTACCTGTCATTTTAATCTTTATTTTCTGCTATCAATTCTAAAAATCCTTGCCTTCCATCTACTTGATTAATTACTTTTATAAAATAATCTTTACTATCATAAGTTATCTTGGTTTGTAAAGTCAAAGAATCTAAACTCTGATTCCTAATATAAAAATGTACTTTACTCATTCCTGTTATTTTATCATTCTCATCTCCCTCTTTTCCTCCTTTCCATAATACGTTTGCCCATCTTGTTGTATATAAACTCCAAGCACTAATAGTTTTTTCTCCATAACTATTAGCAGATGTAGTTGGATTGTATAACGCTATTCTCCTATCTAAATCTCCTATTAGCATACTTGAATTTTGTATTGGTCTAATATCATTTTAGCAGCCATAGGAATCTCTGTCGCTATTCTTCCAATAACTACCGCTTCTCTATTTTGATACCAATGCCCCACCATTAATAGTATTGCTTGTTTTATTAAATTGCTTGCATCAGTACCATCTTCTGTTTCTCCTACTACATAATTCACTTCTATCCCCATCTTTCTATCTGCTAAATCTGGATATTCTTGGTCCTCATCAAGTAGTATTCTACATGGCTTAGAGGTGTTATCTACAATATATACAGAGGATGCTAATGTTTGTTGAGTATTAGCAGTATCGTAATATTTTATGTTTGTAACACTTGCGACAGGAGATTTATATAATGTATCTATCTCACTCCATTTATCAGCTACCATTTTTAGAGTAGTATTAATAAAACATCTATTGGTATAATCCTCTGCTGATTGAGTAGCTGAAACAATAAGATTAGATATTAAAGTATCATCATCACTTATATCAACTTTTAAATGAGCCTTAGCTTCTGCTGTTGTAACAGGATAAGATGTTGGTTGCGTAGTAACACTATATGCTCTTGCCATTTTAAATTTCTTTTTTAAAAAAAAGGGATGATGGTAAATCCACCACCCCTTTTAATAATATTAATAACCTAAACTTATGCTTCAATTAAGTTTGCAAATGCAGTTGCATTTTGCGTTGCATCTCCATCTACTAAACTTGTTACTACAAGTCTTGGGATACCGATACCTCCATAAGTATATGGATCATAAAGCATATCCAATCCTCCAAATTGAGCGATGTGTACTTTAGAGAAATCTCCAAATAAAACGTGCTCTTTTCCAGATGCTCCACTTGAAGCTACATTAGAGCTTACAAATGAAAAGAATCCGTTTACTGTTTTATCTCTCATATCATAAGCAGCAGATACGTTAGAAACCATAGCAGATGCCTTAATAGCTGCATAAGCATCAGCATCCATTAAATAAGCCATTCTTGCTCCTTCATAAGTACCATCATTACCTATATAAGTGTTTTCTAAAGTTGAAGCTGTTGCTCCTGTAAATGCCGCTGTTGAGCCTGCTGCCGCATCTGCAAATATAGAAGCAGGTGCGTTAGAAACATCAGCAGTATCTAATAAAGCAGTTTCAATAGTAGCCGCAATATTAGCAGCCATGTTACGTTGTAAAGCCGCTTCTAAAGATGCATTCTGTACCATTGATTCTTGAGATACATTTACAATAGAAATTATCTTTTTTGGAGTTAAAGTTACATTAGTAGTTGCTCCTGTACCATCTGCTTCAGAGCCTCCCGTTTCTGGTTGCCAAGCTGATGTGATTCCACCAATAACAGGGAATTTCATATTTTCTACTCCTGCATAAAAGTTAGCTCCTGCTGATGCTAAAACTAAATTCGATTCTAATTGGTCAGTAAAAGACATTGTTTGTACTGAATTTTGATTAGTAGTATCTACATAATCTTGCGCTCTTGTTAATACACAAGATGGGATAGCTACCCCTCTATAATTCTGACCTGTATAACGAGCTTTGCTTCTTGCTTCTTGGTCCATCTCTTTATAGATTCCTGTTAGCTCTCCTGTATAAGCCGCCCTAACAGCTCCTTGAAAACTAAACTTCTCAAGGTCTTTGTCATTGTTTATAGTTTCTACTTTTGCTCCAGCAGTTGCAGCAGCTGTTCTTAATGATGCTTCTACTTTTTCTGCTCTTGCAATTTTGTCAGATAAATTATCTACCTCTGTAAGTAATCCATCTACTTGTGTGTTTTCATCTGATGTCAAATCTCTCTCCTCACTTGTAGCAACATCTTTAATGTTCTCAAGAGAAGAAATGATGTCTGCTCTTTCAGATTTTAAATCGTTTGAACTTTTCATTTTTCTTCTTTTTTTAATTTATAAATTTATTTACGTTTTGCTAATTCTATTTTTAATGATGCTAAACTTCTCATCACTAAATCTTTTTCTTCTTCTTTCTTTTCTATCTTTTCTTTATATACTGCTAATCCTCTTTGAGCTACTGTTAAATCATTAGCCTGTTTATAGGCGGGATACGAAACCGCTGATACGTCAAATAAAGAATCTATCTCATTAATTGTTCTAATACTATTCCCTTCCTCATCACTTGACCATGTATCTCTTTTTACAGTAAAGGCAAATGAACTGGAATCAATATCTCCTCTTTTTAATGATACTAATAAATCTTTCCCATAAGTTGTATCAGGTACATCAAATTCATAACGTAACCCTTTATCATCTGCTTCTAATCTTAATGTACCACTTTTGCTTCTGCCTAAAATTAAATTTTGGTCATGATTAATTAAACATCTAATGTCTGATTTTTCTATCAGCTCGGGAGTAAATGCTCCTCTCTCAATGTACTCATAAAAGCCACCGAGATTTTCAGAACGAGAATCATACAGAGAAGCGTGTCCTATAACAACAGGAGTACCATCTTCTCTTTCTTCTGTTCTTGTTTCTATTTTGTAAATTCGTTTTTCCATGTTATTATTATTTTTATTTTCCCAAATGTTTTTTCTATTTTCTTCAAATTGAGTTTGACATACCGCCAATCTCTGTTTTTCATCTTCAAAATCTTCTACCATAATATCATCAGCCATGCATCTACTCATAAACGATTCCTCATCCTCGTATCTATTCGGTGTCGGTAGGGGCATCTGCTGTTATTTTTTCTATGGTTGTCATGTTTAATTGCATAAAATGTTTATCTCCATCTTCTATGCTATTCATGTTTTCTTTTCTTCTAATCTCATTTATAGACATAGCCCCAATATTGAGCATCGTTCTATAATAATCTGATCTATCTTTTATATTTCCTCTTAGTAATCCATTAACATTAAACTCAACAAATCGTTTCCCTAATTCATTTTTTCTAAATAATTTAAGATTCATTTGTTGCTCTATCCTTGTTAGATAAGGCATTAGAGTATAAGTTACAAACTCTTGGCTCTGCATCTCTATATTATTAAAAGATGATTTAGTTAAATCTCTTAAAAGATGAGGTGGCATATTAAAGATACGAGCTACCTCCTCTACACTAAATTGCCTTGATGCTAAGAACTGAGCCTGCTCTGCACTTATAGATACAGGCTTCCAACTTAATCCTTCCTCTAAGATTGCGGTCTTATTACTATTCTTTACTCCTCTATAAATATTATTAAAGCTATATTTTAATCTATCAATAGCTTCTGTTGATAGTGTTCTATCGGTTTCTAATATTCCAGAGAGCTGTGCGCCATTATCAAAAAACTTTCTACCAAATTCTTCTACGTTCATTCCCCAATTAATTGCATTAGCGCATTGAGTTATTGGAGATAATCCTTTGATTCCATCTTGCGTAATTAGTTTAAAATGCAGTACATCATCCGCATCATGAGTACCTCCTTCATTAGAATCTTGATAATAGATGTAATTATCTTTTTTTAATATTGTTACCCTTTCGGCATTTAAGCAGATTAACTCTACTGGATTAGCACTATTATCTCTAAGGATTCTTACATAGGAGTTACCATCTGTTAATAAATCTAACATTATCTTTTCAAAGAAGGTGGTTTTATCTTGATAAGAGTTGGGTTGGTATTTTATAAGGTTGTATAATTTAGATGAGCTATCCTCTATCTTATCGCCATTGGCTTCCTTTTTATAAACTGAAATCGGTAATCCCGATACGCTTTCAGAAAGTAATCGTATCGCTGCCCATACCGCACTAAAGGTAATAGCCTTATTTTTATTCATCCCATCCAATGAATCATATTGGCTAAAATAGTTGATAGCTCTTTCCTGTTTTTTTGATGGTACAAAGAATGCTTTGATTGAATCTAATACTCCCAAGATATTATTTTTCTACAATAATACGAATGAAAGATAATAAAATCTGTTAAATCATTTTCCTTTTTTCTTTATTCTGAGATGCCTACATACTCTATAAGAATCATATCCTGCATATCTTCTCCTCCCAAAATATAACTCATGCTCATCCTCTACTGCTTCATAAGCCTTTTTATAGGTAGGAGTTTTAGCAGATACCTCATAGAATCTCTCATCAAATCCCTCTGCTGATAATAGTTTTAATATTTTTATATCTATCATAATATCAATAATCCTCTTTGGTCATATACACTATCTGTATTTTCTTGTGTCATTATCTCCCCTAAAGCCATTATCATAGCAATAATACCATCAATTTTTTCTTTTGATTTGGATTTGGAACATTTAATATTGCCAGCGGCGTCTTCTTGGATTGCTACGTTACTAAGCATCCAATTCATACAGGGATTATCATTATGTATAATCTGTTTTCCTATAATTAGCTTTTCTAATTCTTTAGTAGGAGCAGACATACTAACAAAGCCTTGCCCAAAAGGCGACATATTAGCTCCATCGTTTTGTAAATCTATTACAAGTTGTGAGGCATTCCATCTATCATAAGCAATAGATTGTAACCTATATTTTTTAGATAGCTCATTTATTTTTTCTTTTATAAAATTATAATCTGCTACATCGCCCTCAGTTGCTATAATATGTCCTTGATTTTTCCAAGTTACATAATCTACCCCATCTCTTTCACTTCTTTTTTTTGCGTTTTCTTCTGGAATAAAAAGATGAGGTAGGACCACATATTTATCATCTATATTAAATAATAAAACTAAAGCACTTATATCTCTTGTAGATGCGAGGTCTAATCCTGCCCAACATTCTTTTCCCTCTAATGTAGAGTAGTCAAATTCTTGGTAGCATTCCATCCATTCATTATTTGGTATCCATACTGCTAAACTGTCGGTCCAAATATTTAACATTAATCTTTTAAAAGTGTTTTGATATGATGGTACATCTACTGCTCTTTGGCTTTCAATCTCCATGTAATTCTTTTTTAAACTTACTCCATAATTA